TGCAGCGGTGTCATAGGTCATCCACTGCAACCAAATTCCTGATTTTTACTAAAGTATAGATTTTACCATGGATTTCGTTGAGTTCGTTCCTGCTTACAACCGAATTAAAGCAAAAGGTTTCATAAAGTCTCATCGCAAAGGTGATACTGGAGTTGGTCATACTTTTGAACAAGAACTTGGTTTGACTGAGAATTGTATCTCTGGTCCAGATATTGATGGAAAAGAGTTGAAAGCAGCAAGGAAAGGTGCTGGTGGAAAACAAACTCTCTTTACAAAGGAAGGTGAATGGCAGATACCTCAATTAAAGTTCCTAGAAACTTTTGGATTTCCTCACACAAAACACATTGGGGAATTGTCTGGACAATCTACTGTGACAAGAACCAAAAACAACAGAGGATTTTGGATTCATACTGATGATGAATATGTTTCCATAAAGCACGAAGAACTGGAGATTGTTAGGTGGGATTGGGATTCACTTATTAAACAGTTTGCTCACAAATTTCCATCTTGTGTTAAAGTATTTGCCGATGTTGAAGTTCGTAATGGTATAGAGTATTTTCACTACAATGAAGCGTATGTCTACATTTCTATTGATAAAAATCTGTTTCGTAAGGCAATCGAAGATGATGTAATTTCTATTGACTTACGACTGAGAACCCAGTATAATGTTGGCACTGGTAAGGGTGTTCGCAATCGTGGCACTTTCTTTCGTATAAATCACTCAAATATGGATAAATTGTTTGTAAAAGAGGTTCTTGAATGAAGGATGTTATTCTTTATGGTGACTGCCGCTCAACTCTTAAACATTTTGTAGACGCTGGTGTAAAAGCACAAATGTGTGTGACCTCTCCACCATACTACGGTCTGCGTGATTACGGTAACGAAGATAATCAAATTGGTTTAGAAGAGTCGCCTGAAGAGTTTATCTCCCAACTGGTAGAGGTGTTTCGCGGTGTGCGTGATGTTCTTACAGATGATGGCACATTGTGGGTTAACATTGGTGATTCTTATTACAACTATCGTTCTGGTAAAGGTCAGACACTACCTAAGCAATCTGTGGCATCTAACAACCAAGATTTGCCACAAATACGAAATCCTAGAAGAGGAAATAAACTTGAGGGTCTAAAGGATAAAGATTTGATTGGTATTCCTTGGATGCTAGCATTTGCTTTGCGTGCAGATGGTTGGTATCTACGACAGGATATTATTTGGAGCAAACCAAATCCAATGCCCGAAAGTATGAAAGATCGATGTACCAAATCTCACGAATATATCTTCCTCTTATCTAAGAGCAAGAACTATTATTTTGATGTTGATTCGATTAAAGAACCCACTGTAGATGGCAAGGAATTAAAACGGAAACGTAGTGTATGGGAAGTAACAACTAAACCATACAAAGGTTCTCACTTTGCAGTTTATCCTCCAGAACTTATTGAACCTTGTATTATTGCTGGTTCTCGTGAAGGTGACACTATTCTTGACCCATTTATGGGTAGTGGGACTACTGCTGCTGTTGCCAAATCTTTGGGAAGGAATTATGTTGGATGCGAACTTCACGAGGAGTATGGTAAATTGATTGAAAAGAGAGTTAGTGAAACTGTTGGTCTTACCAAGTTTATGTAACGATGAAAGAAGGATTTACAATGTTCAAGGATACATATGCTGCAATTCCGTTTGGGAATCAGTATCTTATCATTCACAATGGTCAGCAACTTGAGAAAGTTTGTAGGACCGAAAGTTCTGCGCGAAAGTATATCACAGACCACAAAAAAGGTAAGTCAATGGCAAAACTTCCAGTGAATTAAACTTGGATCCTCTAAAGTGTACCTATAGTGTAAGACGCATTTACCCTATGCCTCGCGCTCGCAAGCAAACTGCTAATGTCTCTGTTGCTCCCGAAGTGTCCGTCCCACAGGTACTGATTACTCGTGAACAATACTTCCAAGACATTCAGGTTCGCTGGCAAATCCATCAGTATGAAGTCAACAAACTTCGTGAAGATGTGGTGAAGTTCACTCAAACTGTTTCGCCTTATGTGAAGCAAGTATTGAACTTTATTGAACAACAAATATCTGCCCGTCGTGTGGCAGTATAAAAACTGACACAGGAGCACTTGCAATTTAGCAAGTGCTCCTTTATTGTACCTTTGTTCGTAAAACTTCAATGATTTTCCTCACTGTTCCTGGTCACGGTTGCGTCTATACTCTGTCGCAAGAAGATGGAGATGAGTTATATTATTCTCCCATTATGCAAAATGGCACTGTAGATCTTGAAGCGTTTGCTCCCGTAGGTCTTGATGATGTAGATATGGATGAAATGGAACTCTTTGATATTCGCAATCGTCTTGCTAAACTGATGCAAGTTTGATTGATTGAAACTTGGATCCTCGAAAGTGTACCTATAGTATGAGTAAGCAACCAATGCAAAATAAGCACCTTGAGCACCCTGAAGATGAAATCCTGACGGGTAATCTATCTGTTCTTGATTGGTTCTCTGAGGTTGATAGTTTTATCAGCGTCAAGATGGATGGTGCTCCTGCTATTGTTTGGGGCACTAATCCTGAGAATGGTAAGTTTTTTGTCTGCACCAAAGCAGCATTTAACAAGCAAAAGATTCGCCTTTGCTATAACGAAGATGACATCTTTACTCATTTTGGTGGACAACCAAGGGTAGCACAAATCCTCATCTTCTGTCTGGATTATCTTCCTCGCACTAACAATGTGTATCAGGGAGATTGGATTGGTTTCGGTAAAGGGTTGGATACATTCACGCCCAACACGATTACCTATCGTTTTCCTGAAGTTGTGCGTCAAGAGATTATCGTTGCTCCACATACTTACTACACTGGTGAGCGTCTGCCTGAAATGGTAGCACATCCTATCACTAGCAAGTTTGCAAGCACAAAGAAATGTTTGTTTGTGCAACCTGCTGTGTCGCTGAATCCTTATCGTGAAGATTTGGAGGATGTGTGTAACTTTGCTAAACAAATGAGCACTCTGTGTGAGTTTGTGAGCGACAAGAAAGCATCACAAATCAAAAAAGAGATTAACGCTTGCATCCGAGAGCAACGCACCATCCGTGAGGATGAAATTGCAGAAAAATGCGATTGTGACATCAACCTCATCAGATTGTGGAAGTTGGTGAAGTCTATCAAGGATGATTTGTTCCTGTTCATTCATGAAGAGGATGACATTGAATGTTTCCTCTGGGATGTTGCAGGTTTCCACGAGGGTTATGTCATTCATAACAAGTTTGGGTCTTACAAAGTAGTTGATCGTGAGGTATTCTCTCATGCCAACTTCACAATCGCAAAGAGTTGGTAACTTGGATCCTCGAAAGTGTACCTATAGTATGAGCACTCCTACGATGCAAGCACAAGCACAACAAACTATTGCAGAGAATGTGTATAAGAACACTCTGCTGCTGATTGAAGCACTGAAAGACAACTATCGTCAGTATTCTATTCGCGGTCACCAAAAGTTCGTGAATGATGCTGATAATCAAGAGTATCATCAGCGCAAGATTGATGAACTCAAGTCTGGCAAGTGTGACATTGATTATACTGTTGAGACTGGCAAAAAGTATCACAAAGTCATTCTGGTGAATGGTGGTGGATCGAGATCGGTTCACTGTTTTATCGACAAGCAAAATGGAGGCGTTTTCAAGTCAGCGTCGTGGCGTAGTCCTGCAAAGGGTGAGCGATACAATCTCTTGTTAATTAAGGACCGTGAATGGTTGTTTGAGAACGCAGATTGGTCGTCCGGATATCTTTACAAAAGGTGATTATTGCAAATAGTAACCTTTGGACTTTTTCCCTTTATAAAGGTCTCCCCTATCAATTTTATGTTCTCTACAAAACTTTCCAAGATTAAAAACTTCTACTATTTCTCCAGTTGGTGTTACTAACCGATGAACTTTTGCTAATGCCAACTCCGTGTTTTTTTGATTACTGCACCACTCAAGATTACTGACATTGTTGTTTGTTTTTACGCCATCAATGTGATTAACTTGAGGGAGATTATTTGGATTTGGAATGTAAGTTTCTGCGACCAAACGATGAACTTTTTTTAACTTCTGTCCTTCTTCCGTTTTAATCCAAACAGTCAAGTATCCCTTGCAATGATTATTAAATCTTCTTTTTTTTGGTTCTTTATCCAATACTACTCCCCACCCATCTCTTCCACGATTGCGCCAGTATGACCAAACTTCACCGTTTTCTGTGATAAAATAACCTTTATGTTCTGGGTGTTCTTTCATCTTTAATACCTGCATACTGTGTTATTATTTATAACCTATCTGTACGCAAAATGAACTACCTTTGTTTTGTTGATGGTTTGCTAGAATACGCTAGTTCAGACCCTTCTTCTTTCGCTCACTATCAGTTAGTGTATGCTGAAGAGCACAAAAATGCTAATGTTCAGTATCTTACTCTGACTGACGAAGAGTATGACGAAATGTTCCCTTATGAGGAGGATGAACAACCTTACCTTGATGGTTGGGAAGATTCGATTTTTGATGGAAATGAAGAATGAGCACAATCCCTGACACTGAAATGACTTATGATGAACAAATCAAAGAAATGACTGTCACAAAGTCTCTCAAACTTTTGCGTGATGGGTTCAAGAACGAACTTGCCACTGCTCTATTCGCAGATGAGCGCACAACTGAACTCTTTGCCCAACTGATTAGTGAGTTTGTAGAGACAAACATTCCTGTGGTTGATGATGAGAACCAGATGGAACTTTCTATGATGCTGTTGGAAACTCTTGACATTGTAGCACGATGACTTACTCTAACCTTTCAAAGATTCGCCCCAAACTTCGCACACAAGGAAACATTACAGGCAACTTCGGAAAACCCAAATCTAAGGGAGGTTCTACACTCAATGACATCGGTGGTAATGGTAACATAGGTGCGACACAGAATGAATACTTGAATCGTCTCTATTATGCTTTTGATAACACTACCGACTCTAAACTTCGTCACTTCATTTATACTGAAATCAAAAAGATTCTCATTCAACAAGGAAAGTGGTCAGTGATTCTTACTTGGATCCTCTAAAGTGTACCTATAGTATGAGCACAACCACTGAAATGGATCAAGTCTTTCACTATGTCACCAACTGGAAAGAAGGTAAGGTGATGCAAATGTTCATTCAACAAATCACCCCTGAGTATCAAGAATGTGACCACAAATATGTTGCTATTGCTCTCAATCCTGTAACTAACAAGAGCATGGTAATGTCTAATCCTCGCAGTCATTATGATACTCTCCAGTGGGTTCGTAAGTTCTGTGGTTCTTTCTCTCTTCTGTACTGATTATGAACAACTATCGACTCTTGATTGAGTATAAAGTCCCCAACAGTGCAGAGACTTACTATGAAGAAAGGTTCATCAAGTCTCGTTCATCTTGTGGTAAAATCGCTGATGATTACCTAGCACAAGACCGCACAAATCTTATCCGCTCTGTTGAAGTTACCCCTGTTTAATTATGTACCGCACTCTTTCTGAACTTCGTGACTCTATCAACCAAATGATTGAGAGTCAAGGTGAGAACGCTCCCTGTGCTGCGTTTGTATTCACTCAACACGATGTCGTTGAGTTTGATGGTGAGGACAATCAAGAGAAGTATTTTTCTTCTCTTTTCACTCAAGATGTGCTCGCTGATGTAGGCGGTTCCGACTACATTTACGAACAGATTGGTGAGGTGATTGATGATTCAATCCGTGACCGTAAGCAAATGTCCATCTACGCTAACTGATTATGACTAACAAAACACAACTTTTTGAGTTTCTGTATGAAACTTGCAAAAAGAATAATGGTGTCTTAGAAGATACTTTGCGTAACTACATTGACTCCTTAGATGAGGTGGAACTTTGCGAACTTGAGGATTTTCTTGTCAACAACTTTGGAGATGATTGATGACTGACGGTTACACTTTCAATCGCGTTAATTTTACTCCTAATGAGGAAAGTTGTATTCTTAAGTTTCTCAATCAAGCACGAGAATGTGGGTATCCTAGTGCAAACGAAGAATGGTATCCTGTGATCGATTCTATCTTCCAAAAATTCTTTAACTCTAACTTGAAAGAGGCACAAGAGTGGCAAACCCTGTGATTCTCACTTGTGTCTCACTGAGAACCCAGTCCACCACTGAAGCAAAAACCTGTTTTTTCTTCAATTCTACTGCAGCGGTGTCATAGGTCATTCACTGCAGGGAAATCCTCAATTTTTTCTAAAATACAAACAAACACATGAAGTACATCGTTGAACTCTACGTTGGTGGCAAAGTCTTCAAAGAAGAAGTGCAAGCAACCAACCCAAAAGATGCCCGTGAGACTGCACTGGCACGAAATCCTCACGCAAAAGTTGTTGCGGTCAATGTAAGTTTTCGTTGATTCTAACTTGGATCCTCTAAAGTGTACCTATAGTATGAGCAACACTTTCACCGTCCGTTTCGTATCCGATGCTCTGGATTCTCCCGAGTATATTGGACCTTTCTACACTGAAGATGACGCCCAAGACTATTGCGATGCCCGCAACGGTTCGCTATCACTTTCTGGGATTCCTTCCTGGGTTGCCTGTTACTCTGTCGTTGACTGATTAGTAATGCGAATTGCTTTCCTGATTGCTACTATTGCACTTGGTTTTAAAGTTGCAATTCCTGCTTATGCGACGGTGAATGAGTATCAAGAACGCCAAGCAGATCAGTTCTGCCAAATTGACCCTAACTACTGCAAATGATGCAATTCCAAGTTACTGAAATCGCTTTTGATTTTGATGATGAATGTCCGTATTGTGGCGAGAATCAATCTCCAGAACACGATGCAGAATGTGATGGATTCTTGGAGTTTGATTATGCCACTCAAGCAACAATCGGTCAAATCTGGGAGGCAGATGATGAAGAAGATTTAGTAGAAGAGATTACAACTGCCTACGGTTGGTGTATCAAATCCATTGATTATCGCCACATCTTGAAATGATTTCCCTCCCTAACTTCACAAACAAAATGACACTTACTCAAGACCAATACGATAAACTGCTTGCACTCTACATTGAGTCGATTGTTGATGGTATGGACCTCGACAGTTTGGTACAATTTGCAAGCGATACGATTGAAGAGAATCTCCGCGAAACTTGCTCACTTCCAGAAGAGTTAATCGAAGAGATTTCACGACTCTATGATGAGGATTATGTGAACGATTTGGTGGAAAGTGTAACACAAGAAAGTTGATAGCAACTTGGATCCTCTAAAGTGTACCTATAGTATCACCGCAATTCCACAATGTCCAAACTTACCACTTTGCAGGTATCTGCCAAACTGAATGTAACTGATTTCAGTGCATTTGATAAACCTGGCAAGAACAAAGGTGCTCGCGGGCAACTGTTAGAAATTGTCCTTGGAGTTCCTAACTCTTCTGACCTCAAAGATTTGGAGGATGGAGAGATTAAGACTTTTACAGTTGGTGAATCTATTGCTGCCACACAGTTGAAGCATTGTCTATCTGAAATCATTGAAGATTCTGTGTCTTTTGATGATAGTAAGGTTGGACAGAAACTGAAGCAAACTGTATATGTTGGATTCACCCGTGAGAACGATTATGTAGGTTCTGTTGTACTGAATGAGGAAACTCATCCCGAACACTATCAGGAACTGCGTGAGGATTATGAGTTCATTTGTGAGCAGATTCGCCGTGCATTTGATATTGAAAGCGAACTGAATACAATCACTGGACCTAACGGATTGCTGCAGATTCGCACCAAAGCATCTAAAACTAACGGTCGCTATGTTCCTCTCCGTTTCGCAGGTGTGACGCTTAAGGATAAAGGAATGGCATTTTATTTGTGTGGTTCATTCGGTCGCAATCTTTTCTGATAGCAACTTGGATCCTCTAAAGTGTACCTATAGTATGACTAACACCTCTTTCGACTTCCAAACCGACATCACTCCTGCACTTCTGGAGTTCATGTGCAACAATCACACAGATTTGAATGATTGTGTAGATTTCGTTTGCAATGTCTTTGACCTTGATGCAACTGACGAACTGATTGATTATGTTGCTGATGAGTTCGACGCTTTCTTCGGCAACTGATTCACACTCACTGTTTTACCACTAAATCACAATGACACACTACAATCCTTACGTTCAAAATCTCATTGAAATGGGATATGATGCCCAAGATTGTTACGCTGTTGCTGCAGTAGGTGAATTGAACCCTACTTATCCGCGTAACATTCACGGTCGCATCTTTGAGACTGAAGAAGAATATAAGCAAGCAGTTGCTGATTATATCAACGGTTTGTGATTCGTAAGAGTCACTAACTTGGATCCTCTAAAGTGTACCTATAGTATGAGCACTTACACTTCACCTCTCACCTCTAAAGTCTACGAAATCGTCAAGACTTCACACACACGAAACGCATGGGATTCTGAAGGCAATTTGACTCCTTATGTGCAATCTGTCTTTGACATCTATCACGAAGGCAAAAAAGTTCAGTTTGCATTAACTGCTGAAGGTGTTGCTGAGAGTGTAGCACATCTTGAGAATCCTGGTCGTGATGTATCTTCCCGCTTTGACTGAATGAGACGACAGAAAGTGAAAACAATTCTGTTAATCTTTATCGTTGCGAGTATCCTATCACCAGGAGTTCGTAACATCACTGCCACCACATTACACACTGTTGCTGACATTATTGCACCCCATGATTGAGACTGATTTCTACATTCTTTCCGAAGAACAATTTGCACAATTCTCACAACTTGCAGAGGAAATCAATGTGAGTATTGATTATTATTTGTGTGAGTTTTGTGATGTATCTGGACCTTTGATTGAAGTGTGATACTAACTTGGATCCTCTAAAGTGTACCTATAGTATGAGCACTTCCCAAATGTCCCAAATGTCTAAAGTCTACGCTGTGATTGGCGGTTTGGATTATGAAGGTGAAGACTTCAAATCTCTCCGCTTGTTTGATTGCTTCTCCGCTGCAGATGCTTACCTGAAGCATCTGGAAGCAAACTACGATTATGCTCTACTGGAAACCCGTGAGGTGAATGTAGAGTCTGCAATCGTTGCTTGATTGCAACTTGGATCCTCTAAAGTGTACCTATAGTATAACCACAACTTCCAACCATGCGAAAGATTGAACTCCAAATGAATAAAGCAATCATTGATTGCAAAGACTGGAAAAATGACAACACTGAAGTTCTCTATTCGCCCGAAAGAGATGCCTCTTATGTGTATCTTCACGGCAATCATATTGCAACGATTGGTGATACCTTCCTTGAACTTTACACCTGTGGTTATAGAACTGTAACCACCAAATCACGTCTCAATGCTATTCTGAAAGTTCATGGAAATGATGCTCGTATCTTTCAACGTGACTTTGAATGGTTTGTGATTGATAACGGCAACAAAGTTCCTTTCACTGAAGGTATGGTGCTTAACTGATGACTAACGAACAAAAGATTGAGGCATTACCCACAATCCGTACCTTCCCATATACGATTGGTCTCCGTACATACTTCTCGGAAGAAGAATATCAAAAAGCACTCCACGATTTCCTGACTTGGAGAAACCACCAACAGAGTAAAAGGAACCGCACTAATGATGACTAACGAACAAAAGATTGAGGCACTGACTAATCTTCTGGACAACGTGATTCACTCTCTGAGTATGAAACAATACGAGATTGAAGATGCAACTGAATCTCATAAGTGTGAAGTAGAAGCAGACAACTATTACCAAAAGATGCTCACTCTAACTGAATCAAACAAAATGTTCACGATTCGCTACTTTACACCGTATCAACAACAGTGGAGAACGCAAACATTCTCTACACTAGATGAAGCAAATCGTATGATTGAGTTCTACAAATCATGCGGAAGTCCTGCTGAACTCATTAACAACTAATCTTCCAATGTTACTCTCCAAACAGTCATTCAACAATCAACAAGTTCTCCCTTTCATAGTAAAGAAAGAGGATGAATATACTGAAGAAGGTAGTTACTCACTTCACCTATTCTCCCGAATCGTTATCACCAAGGAAGGAAAGAAATACCGATACTTACCTTTACGATTTGAAGGAGAAGAAGCACGATTCCGCAAACGTAGTGATGCAGAGGATTATGCAAGGTACAGATTAGCACTTGATTGATGATACACAGTGACCCCACATCAGGGGTCTTTTTTTATGCTTTTTCGTACCATCTATAACCATAAGCATTGCACCAAGTTTGCCCATTGTTTATACGTTGAATGTTGTTTTTGATATTAGCAACGCCACTATAATTACCATCACCTTTGATAAAGAATGACGCCTCACTCATACTACCAAATTCTACGATTTCGTTGGTTTTAATACTTACACCATAGACAGGTTTCTTTCTTTTTTCGTTGCTAATTGCAGCAATTTTTTTATAGTGTTCTATTGAATTTGTTTTTGTTGCTGGTGTCCAATCTGTTGGTTTTGATCTAAAGAAATACCAACCTTTTACCTGTAATTTGCTATTGTCGGGACTGTTAAGTGAGTGATGAATAGCGTGATTATTTGTACGATTTCCTTGTATTTCTTCTGCCGCATCTGCCATTGATTTCCACATCTTTTTACGCCCTAATGTTGGATTGATTCCATATACAGCACCACGAACATTTACTCTCTTTTCTATTACTTTAGGTGTTTCACCTTTCCAAGCCCATCTATATCCAAGTGCTTGAAATGTCACACCTTTAATGCAAGCAATTATCCCAGTTTTTCCCTTTTTATTTCCACAACTATCAGCAGCAATTCCTACACTCTCATAGTCTCTAACCCATTCACCTTCTAATGTATAACAACTCACTGCTTTGGAATGTGGATGATTTGCCCAATACTTTTTTGGTTTCTTTACACCATCACCACCTAATGTAATGTTATATCCATTCTTACCACAAGTATCAAGTTTGTTTATCCAAAAGGTTTCACGTTCATTAACATTATCATCGCTACATTCTTCCAATACTCTAAACTTAAAGTTATCTGCTCCGTACTTACATATGGCACGAACAATAGGCATAGAGTGAGATGAATTGTTCTCTGCTAAATTATCCTTACTTCTTGCGTTCTGTAGGTGTTGCTTCCATCTATCATATGGGTTGGGTTGTGTAGTCTTTCCCACATAGAGTTTGCTATTCTCAAGGTTGGTGATTGAGTAGATGTATGCCACTGAATTGATGAAAAATGTACTTGCGTTATTTATATTTAAGTGCTGAAATAATGATATTAGTTTTCCACAATGTTGTGGAAAAAGTATAATAAATGTGTGGAAAAACTGTTAGAATTGTGGAAAACTTATAGTCATTTAAAT